CATCTCTTCTTCTGTCCAAACCAGTTGCACCACGCAACCATGAGATAGACGCCGCCACCTTCGCCGCCTCGTCCGCCCCGTCCGCCGCCCCGTCCGCCACCTCCTCCACCCCGTTCACCGCCTCTGCATCTCCCCCCTCGGCTGCAGCCCATGGATCATCTTTGTACTCCACTGCATATGGTCCTATGCGATTGTTTCTTTTGTAGACATCTGAGAAAGGATCGTGCAATGCGCGCTCTCTCCACCTACGTCTCCTGTCTCTTTCTGCTTCCATTCGCATCTCGTGAGTTGGAACTTTGATTGGTTCATCATTTCCAAACATGCTTGCTCCACCTCCCCCACCCTCTTCCGAATGTTGATTACCTGGTTGAAATCCATAGTTCATATTATACATAAATATTAGAAAAAAATAATTGTTCACTTCGATTTGCGGAAAATCACTAGGTCTAATGACGTTATTTTAGTAGATGATTGTAAGAAACACTTGTAAATGGTTGTTTATGCTCTTAATTTTTTGATCGGGGCTTGAAATGCTAAAGCAGGGGTGGTTTTTGCGATCCAATAAGAAACAATTACTTGAAGCAATATGCAGATATTTCTAAATATCTGCTTATTGCTTTGGGAAAATAATGTATACGATTTCATATTTTGATTTAGAATATTTAATACGTGATGTATAGGGAATGTGTAAATATTTGCAAATTTGGCGAACAATGGTAGCTATATTTTTATATACAGGATCTCTTTCTAAATAAAATTGTTTGGACGGAAAATAAAATTTTTTGAGCTCTTTTAAAAATGGATCAACCGCGTCATCTAATTTTGCCCTCTTTAACGATGCCTTATTGAAAATAAATTTATTGTTTTCGAGATTACAATATTTATTTAAAAATTCATAAAAATGATCATCTGTATATATTTTTTGAAATAACTGGCTCATGTATATTATATATTTATAATAATAATTATATAATAACTTATTAATAAACACTTATAAAATTTGAATTAATTCATGTGTAAAAAAAATGAGTTCGATTTCATTTTCATGTAACGTATAAAATAATGATATATATTTCAATATAATTTTGATAATTTTAAATTTAGGCTCTTCGGGTATATATTCATTTAATTTTATAAAATTAAAATATGAATCAAATATATCTATTACAGAATAACCTTTTTTCTGTATATTTAAAATAGTTTTTGATGCACTAACAATGTCTTTATTTTTGTACCATGAATTTGTATAGTTTTCAAATTCATAAAAACTTATATTTGTACAAATGGTTGTTGCTTTTTTTAGATTGATAGGTTCATTTAAAAGTTTAAATTTTTCCAAATAGTTAATTAAAAGCCTAATAGAATTATTGCAAATAAGTAATACGAATTCTTCTGCTTTTTTATTTATAACCAATTCTTCGTTTTTTTTAATGTGTTTGAAAATGGTTTTTAATATGGATTTTTGAATTGGTTTTATTTTAATAATAGTGCATCTCGATTGTATACTATCGATAACTTTTTGTGTATTAGTACATGAACATAAAAAGTGTACATTGTGATTATATTTGTCTATACAATTACGAAACACTTGTTGACTTTGTTCATTTATATTGTCAATATCGTCTATAATTATAAATTTTTTTTTACCAGTAATACAAGAGGGCGTTTGACAAAAGGTTTTGACCTCCGTTCTATAATAATGAATACCTTGTTCTTTTAGATTATTTATAAGCATAATATTTTGCGATGGTATTTTTTCTAGGTTATAATATTCGCGTATACTTGCATAAATAAGAGATGTTTTACCACAACCTGGATCCCCTACTAGTAGTATAGTAAGATTATCGATATTTTTCATTGTATTTAAAAGTTCTATATATTCATTGTCTATAATGAAATCCTTATAGAATTTGGGTTGGTACTTTTTTAGATAGGGTATATTCATGGTATATAATAATTGGGAGACATATTTAAGTTTAAAAATTTATTTATAATATTTACGTTTAAAAACGGTTTAAGTTTTTAGATATATATGTTAATATAAATGGATTATTATAGTATCCTGAATATAAATAGATCAACAAGCGCAGACGATATAAAAAAAAGTTATAGAAAGATGTCTTTAAAACACCATCCAGATAGACTAAATGGAAATGCTGAATTATTTAAAAAAATAAATGAGGCTTACGATGTATTAGGAGATCCACAAAAGAAGAGGAATTATGATATGACAGGAAATTCTGAAGGAAACCCTTTCATGAGAGGAGGTGGAATGCCCCCAGGAATGAATGATTTATTTTCAAGTATATTTAGTGGTGGTTTTCAGGGGATGCATGGAGGAGGAATGCATACAGGAATGGCAGATGGAATGCAAGGGGGGATGCCAAATGTTCGTATTTTTAGGAATGGTCGCCCTGTATTTACAGAAAGGCAAAAGCCACCAGTTATAAACAAAAAAATAAATATAACTCTCAAAGAATCATTTGATGGGATAAATTATCCTATTGAAATAGAAAGATGGATTATGACAAATAATCTCAAGGTTTTCGAGAAAGAAAAGATATATGTAGAAGTCCCAAAGGGTATCGACAGTGGAGAAATACTACAAATATCTAATAAGGGTAATGTAATAAATGATACAAATAAGGGGGATATTAAAATTTTTATTACAGTTGAAAATGATACAGTATTTATAAGATCAGGATTGAATTTAGTATATAATAAAACAATTTCATTAAAAGAAGCATTGACTGGATTTAAATTTGATTTTAAATATTTAAATGATAAAACATTTGCAATTAATAATGAAGATAAAAATATTATAAAGCCTAATTACCAAAAGGAAATCAGAGGAATGGGTATGGAGAGAAAAGGAATAAAAGGCAATCTAATTATTAAGTTTCATATTAGTTTTCCTGATAAATTAACAGACAAACAAATAAAAGGATTGACTGATTTATTATAAGACCCGAAGAATAAACTTGAATAAAATTGAGTAATTTTGAACATAATTTATAAATTTATTTATAAATTACGATTATAGAACAATTTATAAATTATGATTATAGAACAATTTAAAAATTATGAGTTGCGGTTAGGTAAAAATAAAAAGGAAAACAATGAATTAATAACCGAAGGATATGGAAATGATTATTGGGTCCATATTTCAGAATATCCTAGCGGGCATTGTATTATTGTAAATGAAAAGGATGAAAAAATCCCTAGAAATATTTTGAAACGTGCATGTTGTTTGGTAAAACAACATTCTAAATATAGTTCATGTAAAAATATAGTATTTGATATAACTCAAATTAAATACATAGAAAAAACAAATGTATTGGGTGAAGTTTTGATACATAAATTTTTGAAACAAATTACCATTTAGGGGGATAACATATGAAATATTTTATTTATTTAGGATGTGCTCAGAATTTTAACTAGAAATACGCTTCGTGGCAATATCTGCAGATACAATATAAATAGAGTTCTCGGTAATAACAATATATTCAGTTTCTACTTTATAAATCTTTGAAACTGGGCTAGTATACTCTTCTTCTGATTTTACCAATAATTTTTCACCGCCTTCACGAACACCGATTAAAACATCCTTGTCACAACTTGCTGTCCAGTAATCAAACATTATTGGTTTATCTTCTACAATCCCTAATTTAGCACAATGTTGCAAAGTAGTTCCACTTGGCAATCTATAATTTGTTGATGATTTTTCTTGAGTCGCTTCAGACATTAATATACGTAAATTTTTGTTTAAATCTTTAAATACTTATTTGAATAATACATATATTAATTTTTTTATATATAATTTAGTTATCTCTGCAAATAAATAATAATTAGATAAAATATATGGATGAAAATAATTTATTATCTGAAAATAATTATAAAATAAATTTGGTAAATGAACCATCTGAAATATTGTTACAATATTTTAATATCGTAAAAGAATATCTCTATCATGCAGGTGAAAATATCGTAATATCAGATTATACATATTATATTTTCATAATTAAAAGAGGATTGACCTGTTTAAAACATATATTCAATGTGCTATTATTGTATACAAATAATTTAGATTTAGTTGTTTATCATTGTAAAAAATCATATTTATATTATATTGAATTTATTAGCCAGATAGGAAGTGAAAATCATTCTTATTTGCAATTAAATTCAAAGGATGCCGCTCTTTTTATTTATAAAAAGACTATTTTTGATATTAATAGCGAAAAAAGAACACAGTTTACATTACAAAAAAATAATAAAGAAAAATTAGATTATTTATATTGTTTTTCTGAAATAATGAATGAAATTATAGTATATGTATACGATAATGAAAATATAAAGGGCGATTTAAAAATGAGTTATATTATGTATATTATTGCAATGTCATCGAAGGTAAAAGATAAAATTATAAAATCAAAAAAATCAATAAATGATAAAATAATTGTGTGTAAAAAAATCATTTATTTTTTTAAATCTATTAAAACGAAAAAAATGAACGACGAATGTAAATATTTAAATATCTGTAACATTTTTACAAAAAAAGCATTATCGTCAAAAAATAATATAACTATAGAAAAAATAGATAAAAAATTTATAGATAAAGACTTTGATAATATTTTAAACTCTTATACACCCTTAAAGTTTATAAATTGGCTACTCAATATTTAAGGATGGATCAGTAATATCTGGATCAGTAATATCTGGATCAGTAATATCTGGATCAGTAATATCTAGTTTTATGATTTTTTTTCTAAGTTTTTTACTAGGTTTTTTTTTATGGGTAGTATTAATACTAACAAATATATCATAAAATTCTTTTTTGAGAATTTTTTTAATAAACTCATAAGTAACATTTAATATATATTTATTACAATTCCCAACAATAAGTACACTGCCTGTTCTAAAAATCATAAATGATATTTTTCTCCATCCTGATTTTTTATCTTCATCTCCATCGTCCTCATCTCCTTCGTCATCATCTCCATCGTCCTCATCTCCTTTTATGTGTATACCATCGTGTTCTTTATTTTTTAAATTATAATAAAATAAACATTGTATACCTGGATAAGAGCATGGATCATAAGAAGCCTGAATATTGTAGTCATATTTTAGTTTTTGAAATAATTTAAATCGATCTAAATAATATCTGCATGTAAAATTAGAATTAATGAGAACGGTATCAACGTCATCAGCATTATAACTCACTTTTGTATCAATAAATGGTTGAATAATAGTAATAAGATTATCAAGTGTTACAGTAAGAAGTTCGTCATATTGAATACCCGGAATTTCTAATTTACCAGTATTAAATATTTTTACATGTACTTCTCTAAATCGTTCCTTATAAAATATTCTAAGAATAAGCGCAAAGCAATTATAAAATGCCCCCTTTTTCTTTTTTCTATAACTAACAATATCTTTTTCACACAAACCAATATCTATTTTTTTAACATCTTTAAATTTTTTACTATTTTTTATATATGATAACTTAGTAACAAAAACATTTTTTTGTTTCAATATAATTTTATCAAGTATATCGGTTTCTTCTTGGCTATTGGTGTTTGTTTTAATACTTTTTTTTATAATGCCGTTTTTAGGAGAAAAATAATCAATAACTGGGAGAAGCCAAAACACCTTATATAAGTCTATTTTTTGATTTAAATATGCAATTTTGGTTTGTGTCGAAATGTAAATGTCACTACATTCTGGTGCTTTTCTTGGAGAATTTTTTTCTTTAGACGGGGATAATTCTACCTGACTTTTTATATTAGAATTTTGATTATCTTTAAATTGTAACCATTCGTTATCTATTGACATATATACTTTTAAAAGTAACTTAAACATTCTTTAAGTTACTTTTCAATTTTATAATTGGATTATTTTTCCGTTTTTAATTTATAATTGTATTATTTTATTATATATATATATATTTATAAATGCTTTCATACAGTAAAAAGCAACTCAACAGATTTAAATCGTCTAATAAGACAATAAAAAAACCAACAGAAATTTCATCTGTTATGCAAGAATATTGCTTGAAGAGAAGCAGATTTAATCCTAAAAAAACATCACCCAATCGTTTTTGTAATAAACTAGAATATAGAATGCAATCATACTATAATACATTATATACATTATCTAGCTCCCCACCTAAATAATCAAATAAATAATCTTCATTTGAGTTTTGATTATGTATAATAAATTTAAATGCTATAATATTATGATGTGACAGAATATTAATTTTATTTTTAAGTAGAAAACAAATATAACTAATAATTATTTCTTTTTTTCTTATATTTTGTTTTTCACATATCTGATTTAAATATTTTAAAATATTTTTTTTTTTTGATAATTTTTTATGAATATTTTCAAAAAATGTAGTAGATAATATTTTCAAGTTTTTATCTATATTTTGATAGTTTGATTGTAAAAAATTAATCATACTTCTTATGTCAGAACTAAATTTATTTTGAATAAATTCTAATTGTTTTTGACTAATACTTAGTTTCTCTTCTTTTACGATATTTTTTAAAAATACATAAATTTCTTTTTTTGGAAGTTGAGAAAAACGTAATCGAATAAATTCATTTTGCAACGAATAATCAAGACGACTTATGTAGTTGCAAATTAAACAAAACCTGATTTTATCATTATATTGTTGTATTAAATATTTTAAAGCTTGTTGTGCGTTTTTAGTCATATAATCTACTTCATCTAAAATTATAAATTTTATTCCCGTAGTAAAAAGGGTTTTAGTATTTACGAATGTGTTAATTTGATTTCTAACAACATCAATCCCTCTTTCATCACTGGCATTTAGATGTATAATTAATCCTCTATTTTTTTGATTATATTTATTTTGATACTTATTTATTAAATTAATGATTGTTGTAGTTTTTCCTGTACCCGGTGGTCCATAAAAAATTAAATTTGGTATATTATTTTGTGAAATAATATTTTCGAAAATTTGTCTATTTATGGGATCCAATACAATATTATCAAAACTAGTTGGTCTATATTTTTCTATCCAAGGTATATTCATTATAATATAATTTTATCTAATTTTAAAATAGTTTTATATCATTAATATATATTAGGATGGAACCATCTCAAAAACAGCAATCAAGATCCAGAAAAACAAATAGTAAGGGGAAAACCGCCTATTTAACTATAGGGAGATGGCAACCCCCTCATAAAGGACATGCTGTATTAATTAATAAAATCTTACAATTAGCACAGGAAAATGATGGGCATGCGTATGTTTATATTTATTCAAAAGAACCATCCCGAGAAGATGATTGGTTAAAGAATTTATCTACTCCAGATTTTGATAATGCAGTTCGAGAGTTTGAAATAAAAAATCCTTTGGATCCTTCGAAAAGACTTTATTATCTTCAAAAAATGTTTCCATCAAATCAAGGTTTCTCTCCAGATATATTTGATTTTTTATTAGGAGAAAAGTTTGCCCGTGACCAGATAACAAAAAAAGATATACGGGGGACATTGGTATCTTCATATAGACATGGTACTATGTCTTTGGATTTAGTATCTTATTTAAAAAAATTAAATTATTCGGAAGTAAAATTAGTAGTAGGGAGTGATAGAATAGATGCATTCAAAAAATATAATCCTGATATTGAAATTATTCAAGCTGGTGAGGATAGAGAAGATGCTGGACAAGGTAAGTTAGATCAACATATAGGTATAATTTCATATAAGATTAAACGTGAAAATAAAAAAAAATTTAATGCTCCAATTTTGCGAAAATTGGAACGAGCATTGAGCGATGAAGATTTAGTTGATAAACAACCCCGAGATGCAGTAGAATTTTCTGGTAGTCGTATGAGAGAATATGCAAGAACAGGAAATACAAGAAAATTTGTAGAAGGGAGCGCTATTGGAGAGATGACCTATCAAGATTGTCTTGATCTAATGCAAGATGTAAGGGAAGGGATGAAACTTGAACTTAAGTTGGGTCCCCGAACAAAACATCATATATATGTAGATCCACATGAACTTAATAGAGGAATAATAAATAAAGATTCTCAAGTATACGACCACGCTAAATTTTTTGAAGATAGAGAAAAGTTTATTATTCGTGGAGGTTTACAAACACGTAGAAAAACTAAGCGTAGAAAAACTAAGCGTAGAAAAACTAAGCGTAGAAAAACTAAGCGTAGAAAAACTAAGCGTAGAAAAACTAAGCGTAGAAAAACTAAGCGTAGAAAAACTAAGCGTAGAAAAACTAAGCGTAGGAAAACTAAGTGTAGAAAATATTAAACAAAAGATTTAGAATATATTGTTTAATGGATAAAAAATAGATTAGGAAATATATTGTTTATGAAATATATTGTTTAGGAAATATATTGTTTATGAAATATATTGTTTAGGAAATATATTGTTTAGGAAATATATTGTTTATGAAATATATTGTTTAGCCAAATAATATATATATATATATTATAAATGCATTTTGGATCTGACGAATATTGGAAACAGTTTGAAGAGTACAAAAGTTATTATACTGGGAGTGTACGTTGGGATGAGATTAAATACTTTCGTATTCACACACACAAGGATAAGTGGACAGAACTTTTTCAACATATGAAAAATCAAATCGACCCTAACAACCAATACAACACCGTCACTGCTGAAAGTATGACAAACTCTTTAGGACCCAACTTCTTTGTCCCCTTTGTTAACTATAACACCCCCTTTGACGGGAACATATTGGATTTTTGTATCGATATATTATCACCAATATTGAACCATATAACTGACGAAGTTCCAGGTCATGATCTGACCATAGAACGTCTTGAGCAACGGAGCAGACAGTGGAGGAATGAGAACAAAGAAACTTCTCATGTGGCACCATACGGCTACCCATCACACCCCAACAGTATGACTTGCTACACTTTGTTCGATCCCATAGCTAATGGGCAAATCGATAACAATACAGGATTACCGTCTGAATATATAGTACATCCTGGTAACTGGAGCAATAGCAATGCGTTTAATGGTGGTGGTGGTGGGTTTGTGCTGAATGCTCCGCAGCCGACGTCGGACGAAAATCAAAACTATGTATTTGTCCATCCCGGTAGTTTTTTAGATGCAAATAAACCATCTCGATACAACGACGAAATGCCACAACATTTAGCTGGCCAAGACCACCTCCACAACCCACTCACCATGTACCTCAATCCAGACCACGACTGGAACCAGTTGCATAATGAACCAGTGAAAATACAGGGTCAGATGTCACAATCTGGGGGTAAAAGAAGAAAAAAGAGAAAAAGCAGGAGAAAAAGAAGAAGAAAAAGAGGAAAAAGGAAATCTAAGAGAGGAGGAGAATATTCAAAATATGCAAAAGATGCAATAAAATATAATGCTTCCAAATATCCCAAAAGATATGCATCCACAAAAGAAACATATGATCCTGAAACTTTATTGAATAAAAATAGAACTCCCCCATCATACCCAAGTAAACATCCAGGAAAAGGTGGAAGAAGAACAAAGAGAAGAAGAACAAAGAGAAGAAGAACAAAGAGAAGAAGAACTAGACGCAGAAAATAAACTACTATCAATAAATTGAATAATAATTTAGAGTTATAAATTATTATTAAATATAATGGGCTATCTTAAAATAATATTAGGGTCAATGTTTGCTGGTAAAACAACCGAACTTATTAAAGAATACAATAGGCATGATGCTTGTGGTATACGATGCTGTTTTATTAATCACTTGTATGACGACCGGTATGATTCTGGTACTGGAAAAACAAAAACACATAATCAATCGGAAATTTTAAATGATTATAGTGTTAATAAACTAGGACAAATATTTAATAAAAATTCTTTATTATTTGGAAATACAGATTACGATGTATATTTTATTAATGAGGGGCAGTTTTTCGAAGATCTTTATGAATGGGTAGATTGGTTAGTAAACATAAAAAATAAAAAGGTCTATG